GGCGAAAATCCAACAACACTCGCCGTCTTGAGATGTGAGGCATAAAATTTCTGATTCATATCCTCAAACAAACGATTTCCATGTATCGTCATCTCAACGGGTCCAGCCGTAAAAGTACGCAAACTATTTGCTTCAATCTTTTCGGCCAATCGGATTTCTTCCTTCAAAGAATTTCCGAACACTGCAACGAAGTCATTATCCTTCAAGCGGTCCCAATCGTCCTCCATGTACTGAGTAAAACCTTTCCAATCATCGTACATGCCACGCTTAGTAGCGTACTTCCGTGTCCACGGAAAGCCAGGAGAGGTGGTCATATCTAACCCTTGAATAACCTCTTCCACTGACTTAACACGTGAATTTTGCATGTGGACGCCAAAATGACGGTGGAGCCAATCCACTGCGCCATTCATGGCTAACGCTTGGCAAGCTGACAAGGCCGGAACATCCTTGGCATACTTTGCTAGCGAGATATATGCTGCTTCCCTATTAGGAACGGGAAGGCCCCAGCTAGAGCGATCAACCTTTTTATCGGTTTCATTTTCAAACTGTGCAACGTTTATATCCAATCCTCGACGGTTCCTCCCAACAAAATGCTTGGGGACCGATCCAATTACGGGAAAATAACGTTGTTTCAGCATACGTCTATGGAGCTCACTAAGCACTGCTGTCCCGGAGAAACCCTTCTGGTACTCCACGGGATAACGCCGCCAGAACTCCCGATGCTCTTCTATAAGAGCACTCGGGGCTGGCGGCATTAATGAAAAAGCGTGCTACGCACTGCCGGAACACTCGACTTGAGGGTAGCGATCTGATTCGCAATCCCCTCAGTGATCGGTATGAACCGGTTGCAATGTTGGCCACCACCTATGTGGACACCAATCAATGCTCCATCCTCCACTGCATACACTCCACCACCACACACCAAGAAGTCAGTTGGGGCATCATAAACGCCATCTGCAGACGCATAGCCAACTCCAAAACTGGGCTCGACTTCATCTCGGGGGGTAAATCCAATCTGGATTACGCGTTCATTCTTCGGTGGACGCATACGGCAACTCTTTGCCGCAAACGCTCCATAAGAGTGATAAAACCCTAGGTCTAATGACTTTCCGTCATCACCTATCAAAGGTATCACTTCACCACGAAGTTTCGCTGAGAGGGCGTGATTAACAACACTCACCTCTTTACCCTCAACGAGAGAGTGTAAGGGCACAAGGGCACCTCCAGGAATAAGAGTTCCCGAGGATGTGGCTTCATCACCATAATACGTCTTAACGCAATTAACAGCG